TGACGGCCGGCACGGTGGTGCTCGCGACGCGGCGCGCGGTCGATGCCCGCATTACGGAGCCCGTGCGGCTGACCGCGAACGCGATCGGCGCGCTCAACGTAGAGCTCGGCGTGGTCGGGCTCGGACTGTTCGATACCGACTATCCGGCCGAGCTGTTGAAGTTCGCGGCGATCGTGCCTGCCATGGCCGAGGCCGGCTCGAGCTCGAGAAAGGGGGGTTAGCCCTCGAGCTCTAACCGGAAAGCTGGCCGGCCGCGTCCCAAATCGCGGCGAGGCGTCCGGTCGCGGCCGGCCAGCCGACCCCCACCCGTATGAGTACCCCGCCCCGCACCTGGATCACCCCGGAGATGGTCGCGACCTATCTCGGCGACCCCAACCTTGCGACCGACCCCAACCTCGAGCTCGCGGTCTCGGGCGTCGCGGCGTATGTCGAGTCGATCCGCACCGATATCTTCTTGGCCCCCTACATCGCGCACCCCATACAGCCCCCCGAGCCGATGCCTGTGCCGGATGAGGTGGTGTTCGGGTCGGTGCTCTGGTCTGCTCACGTGTTCCAGCTGCGCTCGGCGCCCGGCGGCTTTGCCGGCTACGGTGACGGCGCCGGGGATGCTATGGCGGACCTGTCGCTCGCCTCGAACCGGGCCGATATCTGGCGGCTGATCGGTCTCAAGCGTCCGGTGGCGTATTGAGCACGCTCGCCGCCACGCACGCGGTACGCGCGATCACCGCGACGGTTGATGCGCTCGAGGCCGGCGGGGTGACCGCCACGAACGATGCCGGCGCGTTTCACCCGCGACCGCTCGGGGTGCTCGTCGGCTTGCCGTCGCTGATCGACCGCGGGCTCGGGCATCGCACCTTCGCGATCCCCGTGCACGTGGTATCTGCCGACCCGCTCAACAGTCTGCGCGCGGTCGATGGGCTCTATGAAATCGCAGACCTTGCCTGCACCGCGCTCGGCGCCGACAACTATGCGCCGGCCGAGTGGATCGGCGGCGTCAACGTTGAGCCCTTGCCGTCGCTGCTGATAACCGCGACCGTCACCGTTTCGGAGGTGCCCTAATGCCGTTCACAGATTCGCGCCTTGGACCGGGGACGCTGTCGCTCGGGCCGACCGCCACCGCGCAGGATTTCTCCTTCCAGGTTTCCAACTGCCGGCGCGTGCCGTCGATCAACGAGGAGGACGGCACCCCGACGCTCGGAAACCCGACCCCCCCGCCGATCGCAACGCTGACGTGGGCGCTCGAGGGGACCGTGATCGCAGACTTCACCGCGGCCCCGCCCACCTCGTTTGTCCTGTACTGCGAGGACCACGCGCTCGAGTCGATCGAATACACCTTTACGCCGGTCACGGGGAACGCGCTCAAGTGGGCGGGCAAGGTGCAGATTCGCCCGGTGGAGCAGGGCGGCGACGTCGCGACGCAGATAACGGTCGATTTCTCGTTCCCCGAGGACGGCCCGACGATCCGCACAGACCCGACCGTGCTCGAGCTCGCGGGCGCCGCGGCGGAGTAGCCGGGCCATGCTCACGATCCGCGGATCGGTCACCTTTCACGACGGCCGGCACGAGGCGTTTTTGGGGGGGCCGGCGGCCATGAGCCGGTGGGAGCGCTACGCGATCGCGCATCACCTCCCGGCGCTCGCCGAGGACCCCGCGAAGGCGGCGGGCTTCACCATGAGCCTCTTTCTGGCGTACGCCTCGCTGCACCCTAAGAGTGAGGGCGGGGCGGGCTTTGATGCGTGGTGCGATCAGGTGTCGGACCTCGAGCTCGAGATTGAGGCCGACACCCCCCCTACCCCGCCGGGAGTATCGGCCGGACGCTCGCCGAGCTCGCAATCGTGACTGGCATATCGCCTCGCGAGCTCGAGCAGCTGGAGCCGGCCGAGCTCGCGACCCTGATCGACGTCGCGCGTGCGAGGGCCGATGCCGCCGGCTAGTAGCTACACCGTGGACACCTCGGACGTGCTTCCGACCCTAAAAGCGTTGCAGGGAGTCGAGAAAGACATACGCGATAACGCCAACCGGCGGCTGCGCGAGGCCGCCGGCAAGTGTGCCGATGGGCTCGTGCGCGAGCTCAAGCCGGCCGCCGCCGCCGCCGCCACCCCGCAGGCGGCGCTCGTGGTGCGCTCGGCGCGCACGCGGCGCGACCGTATCCCGGTGGTCGTGATCGGCGGCAGGATGCGCGTCGGACGCTACGGCGCGCCGGCCGCGGCGCTCGTGTGGGGTTCCGAGCGCGGCGGCACGAACTTTGCGGCCCCTCGAGGGGGGGCGTATTGGGTGCGGCCGACCGTCGCGCGCTATTCGGCGGGCCCGGCGGTCGAAACCTACAAACAGGGCGTCGCGCAGATTCTCCGCGACGCGGGGCTCTAACCCGTGGCGATCGGCTCTATCACCATCAAGATCGGCGCGCAGACCGCCGGGGCCGTCCGCGAAATCTCGAACGTCAACGACGCGCTCGGCAAGCAGATGACGGCCGGACAAAAGGCGTCGGCGGCGATCCGCGCGGCGGCGAAGCCGGCCGCGATCGCGTTCGCGGCGGTGTCGGCGGCGGCGATCAAGTGGGCCATGATGGCGGCGAAGGCAAACGCCGCACAGGCCGAGTTCGAGGGCGCGCTGCGACGCACGACCGGCGCGACCGACGAGCAGGTAAAGGCCGCAAACACCTATCTCGCGTCGATGTCGAGGATGGCCGCGGTGTCGAAGGGGGAGCTGCGGCCCGCCTATCTGGCGCTCGCCTCAGCGACGCAGAACACCGCACAAGCCCAAAAACTCTTGGGGATCGCGCTCGATATCTCGGCGCAGTACCACGTGCCGCTCGCGAAAGCGACCAAGGCGCTCGTCGCCGCCGAGCAGGGCCGCTACACACAGCTGCAACGGATGGTGCCGGGTCTCTCGAAAGCGGCGATCGCCTCGAAGGATTTTGCGGCGGTGCAGGCACAGCTCGCCGAGATGACGCGCGGCGCCGCGGCCGAGTCGGCGCAGACCGCGACCGGCCGCTACCGCGCGTTCGAGCTCCAGATGAAAGCGACGCAAATCGCGATCGGGCAGGGATTTTTGCCGGTGCTCGAGGCGGCCCTGCCGATCATGACGGCGTTTGGAGCGCTCGCGAAGGATCACGCCACGACCATCTCCGCGCTAATGAAGGTGGTGCTCGTGTTGTCGGGCGCGATCCTCGCGCTCAACGCCGGCTTGAAGGTCTACAACACCGTGACCGACACCGCGGCGGCGGTCACGCGGATTTACCAATCGATCGTGCAATCGACCACCCTAAAGGTGGTCGCGATCCGCGTCGCGACGGCCGCCTACGCGGCCGCGCAGTGGCTGCTCAACGCGGCCATGAGCGCGAATCCGATCGGGCTCCTGGTGGTCGCGCTCGCGGCGCTCACGGCGGGGCTGATCCTGGCGTATAAAAACTCGCAGACGTTCCGCAATATCGTCGGCTCGCTGATGGGCTGGATCAGCGGCACGGCCATTGCGATCTGGCACGGCCTCACCGCGGCGGTCAACGCGTTGCCGGCGGCGTTTCGCGCGGTCTGGACCGTCGCCTCGACGCTGCTCAACGTCTATTTCCTGCCGCTCAAGGTGCAGATTCTCGCGCTCGAGGCGGCATGGAACGTGCTGTCTGCGGCGCTCGGACGGCTCGGGGTGTGGAGCGCGCTCGGCGCCGCGATCGGCCGCATATCGTCGGCGATTTCCTATCTCGTCGGGCAGGTGCAATCGCTGATTTCGTGGATTAGCCGGATCAAGTGGCCGAGCGTTCCCAAGTTCCTCTCGAAACTTCCCGGCGCCCCCTTTATGGCCCCCCTGCCCCCGGCGGGGGCGGCGAGCCTGTTCGCCTATCCGGCGCGCCGCTCGGGATTGCCGACCGGTCGTGCGCAGACCGCTACCGCGTCCTACACCGTCAACGTCTACGGGGCGGTCGATCCTGAAGGCACGGCGCGGGCGATCCGGCGCGTGCTCGAGGCCCACGATCGCCGGCAAGGCAGGATCACGTGAGCACGGCCGAGCTCGAGCGCGGCCCGATCGTCTATGCCGGTCTCAATCCGGCGGTGAGCTCGGTCACGATCGGCGGGGTGGCGCTGCCGCTCGGCGCGGTGCT